GCGGCTTCTCCTCGCTGTGCTTCACTTGGGCACAGTGCTCTGTGTCCTTTTTCTGGAGTGTCAACTCCAAAGACTCTAACTGCAAGTTCGGGTTTGAGTGGCGCAGGAAGAAACGGGGCTGCGATTACAACTGTATCCCCGTCATTTACCCTTATAATTTTAGCGTCATAGGTAACGCCCTGTGGTGTTTTTTGTGCCAATGCCAGCGTTGGAATAGCCAGCAATAATAATAGTAGTTTTTTCATGAAATACCCCAATAACAAATGTATTTATTTGTTGTTAACGGATCACAGATCAATAAAATCTTTGATATCGATACTGCGTAATTTGTCCTGGCTGCTTATAAATTGTTCAATTTCTGTGCTGTTATCTGCGTTAATAGCAGTATCCTGTGATATCCTGCGTAGATATTCGTTTTCGCTGTGTTGAAATAGATCTCTAGCACGGGTAGTGAATTTGTTAGATTTTGTTATATTTAAAGTTTCAGGAACTGACAGTTTAGACAACGCTAACGGAATCTGACACTGGTCAGCATAATTGATTATGTTTTCTAAATCGTTGATGTTTAAAGTACAGATAGTTGTGAAAAAATTAACAGATACCAGTGTTGGATGTTCTTCTGTTAATTTTTTATATTCATACACAGTTTCATGATATTCGGACCATTTAGTTGGCCATCTAACATATTCTTGTACTTTACCCACTCCATCTAAACTTATACTGAGTTGTACACGAATTCCTTTTTGAACTATGGCTGGTAATTCTTTCATAAAAGATCTGCCGTTGGTATAGATTTTTATGTCTTTGACATTTTTGGGTAGATTCTGTAGAACTTCGCTGACATTCTTGCTGTTGCTAGGCTCACCTCCCTCAAAGTCTATCTGTGTAATCCTATCTGTAGGTAACACATCATAGAAATTGCCTGTTTCATGAATTTTAATAGTATGCCCGTTCAGTGAAGCAATCTTAGAACTGGTGTTAGGTTGGCAGAACTGACAGGCGGTATTACAGATGTTATCTAGTTTCAAAGACACTGTTAGATAATCAGATTTTACAGACTGTAATTTTTCGTGTTCTTTTAACCAAAACATTCTATCACTGTGTATTCCTACTCGTTCTTGGTCTTGACATCTAACACATTCTTTGGGAAACTGATCGTTTTGAAATTTAAGTTTAGCACTTTTCAACCAACGACTCTGCATCATTTGTTCATAAGTTGAAAACACAGGGGCATTAATCATCACACAACAATTTGTGATTAGAGTGCTTTTAGATTGTTTACCTGGGATTATTCTTGCGAAATGATCTAGTCTAGGACACTGCATAATTTATATGCTCTTTTCTGTGTATTCTGCTTTGGACCAACCTAGCAAATTACTGGCCTTCCAATGGTTCTGCTCAAATCCTTGTAGAGTCTGCCATGATTCACGTGTGTCCCAAATATACTTGGCAGCATCCTGCCAGTCTGTGTGACGCACTGTGTAATCAAACTGTAGCATACGATTTTTAAAATGTTCGTAATCGTAGTTGTCATATTCTACATGTAGAACTTCGTAGAGTGTGCCATCTGCTGCTACAGCATCTAAGGCAAAATCAAAACCCCATTTCGATCGAGTTTGAATTAGATAGTCTGCAGTTGGCATAGACTGCTTGAGTTCTTTCAACTGTTCTAAGGCTTCTCCGTTGTAACTACAGCGACAGAGAAACATGCTGTGATCTAGTATTAAATTTAGATTATGGTGTTCTAATTCAAACCAAGGTTCCTGCCAACAGGTATGATTTAATAATGGGTATTGGATAGGATGATTCATAGCAGAATAAAACTTCTGTTCTGCACAATTAAGTTCAAACCCGTCTTTGTCGTAGTATTGAAAGTCTTTGAATTCTAGACCAATCGCAGGTTTCAAGCACACTGGATTTGACATCAGTGTAACATTGTATCTGCGAAACATTACTCTTCTTCTTTTAACTCTGCCTGACAGTGAACGCAGGCACACTCTGAGCAGTGATCACAAGTTTCGTCTAAGCAACTGTGACCACAGTGTGCAGGATGTCTGCAATGATTACATAAAAATTCAGTTTGTTCTATCTTTGTCATCTATCGCTCCTCCAGTTACGAAGGCAGTACACGATCTACTGCCAGCGCATTTAAAATGTAAAAAGTTACAATATCCCAAATCTGCTTTGTGAATAGTGGCCATGGCATCGGTTTCCTTGCTATCACCCTTGATGCCATCTTCTATACATGCCCACATTTTGTCACTAACATCAAAGGCCGCACAGTTGCCACACTTCATTGTACGAGCAGTCTTTTCTGTTATTCCCCAACGATCTGCAGCATCCTTCCAATATGATTCTGGAGACTCAGGATTAGCAGGACCATAATGATATTCATCTATGGCCTTCTGACGATTCTTTAGGTTGACGTCTATGTCGTAGGTAGCAATAGGACAGCCCTTGTTGGCTGCTTCTACTATGCGGATATATTTTCTGTACATCAATCTTCACTCCATGTTAGAGCACAGGTGGCAGGGCTTACTGAGTTAGTACTTATTATGGCAATGCTGACTTGACTGCCCGGTGGGATAGTTATACGGTACGAACTCAAATCCACGTTGATAGTGCCGTTGATTCCTATTAATCCTGTGTAGATAGGAGTATCTGTAGCTAAATTAAATGTTCCTGTCACTTCACTGTGAACTTCATTACAGCGAGGAATAAGATTGTACAAGTGAGGCACTGACAAACTACTAGGTTCAAAGAACAAGAATATCCTAGAAGGATCTGTCGACTGTACAGATACGCTTAGACTTTTGATAATGGCCTCTTTGGTATTGATTACATAGTTTCCATTGTTGGCTCCAGCAAGTCCATTAGTGACCAAAGAGTTTTTAATTGTTAGTAAATGGTGAACTTGATTTTGTGCCAGACCAGTCTTTGATGTAGAATAACTGCGAGTCAGTTCGTTTAAGAAAATAGTGCCTTCAACAGCGGCATACATACTGGCACCAACGACTGTGACGTTTGAAGTATTGGTAAGGTTGTAGGCAGCGTAGGTTACTTTGAAACTGGGGTTTAGTGTATGCGGTAAGGTATGTTGGTTTACATAGTGTTCACGATGAACATAAACCATCATGCCACTGGCTTGATCTTCTAGAGCATAACTGATAACACCAGCACCTAGCCATCGCATATTAATTTGATAGACATTTAGTTTAGTAGGGTCTAAAAGCATTCCGCTGGGATTAGTATCGATGGCGTTGCTACCATCCATACGATCAATGTTCCAGTCTTCTTGATAGGTCCAATGATCTGTTTGTGCTACACCCACTTGTTTAACTTCAAAGGTAGCAGTGGCATTGCCCGTACTGGTAAAACTGAATACGCCGTTCATTGGACCCAATGTAGGTGCCAGCCATAACATAGCACCATTGGTCTGTTGAAACAGCCAACCACCGTAGCCACCCGCACGATTGGTGATGGTCTGAATGGCAACATCAGCGGAGGTATTGGCCAATGTGACAGTATAGGCCACACCGTTTAAGGTAATGGTGGCAGTTTGTGCAGCATTGGGGGCTGTGGTTATAGTCATCAACAAGATAGTGGCCTTACCTCCAGAACTACGAACGACTCCAAAACGTGCGCCGTCATAGCCAAATGCCACACGGTTCTCTTGATTGGCCAAGCCTGCAAACTGTAGACTGTTGGCAACCCCTTGTGTAAAGGCCGCGGTGAAGCGTGTGATGATACCTTGCCCTGGACGATAGCGTAAGAAACGTTTGGAACGGAGAACACCATAGCCGCCTTGCGTAGT